TTAATCGTAACAAACTGAATATAACCAGAACCGTCTGAACCCATATTGTTTCTATGATAAGGCATATTATTTAAAGCATCTTCTAAGTTAGTAAAAGTACCTACACACTCACGAAACTCATGACTTGCACCCTTATAGACATAATGTTCATAATAAGAAGTATTATGAAACTCAGTGCTTTTGTAAGTTAAGTCATTTCGTACAGACTCAATTTTCTTTTCGACCAAGTAACGTTCTGCTTGCTCTTCTGTCTCAAAAACCTTACCGTCAACACGATAAGAAGTAATTTTCTCGATTTTTGGCATAATCGTTAAACCATCCATTTCTATTTTATTTCCTTTATTATATCAAAATTAAATTATTTTGTCAAATAAAAAGCAAGGTCAAACCTTACTTTCTCTTACTTATTCTAAAGTAGGTACAAGCTCAACATAGAAATTACCTTCAAATTTATTTTCCAATTCCACGGTGTATTTAAAGTAAGTTTCATCCTTGCGATTTAAAAATGACTCAGTTAACTGTGAAAGCAATTCAACGTGGTCAACCTTATAAGCATAATGTAGAAAATGCTCTAAGGTCAAATCAAACAAAACTTTGGGAACCTGATCTTCTAAGGATACCACACCTAAAACATCATGAGACCATAAGTTTAAACGCAAATCAGTTAGTTTTTCTAAACTAATTACATAAACCATAATTCAATCACCTCAACAAGTATAATCATAAGCCAAAAATTTACCCCTCCATAAGGGTATATAAATTGTACCACTATAATAGTCATCCCAACTGGTTTGATAAACATAATAAGGAACCTTAGAAGAAGCAAAATCTACATACTCAGGAGTTATTCCATCTTCTATGCGAGAAAGGATACGATAATTTCTGCAATTCTCTACAGAATCGCAAGAATACTCTCCGTACCAAGTACCTATCAAACGGTTTACATATTCGTACAAGGTAGTGCAATCTTTATAAATCAAGGAGTTGGTTTTATCCGTTAGAGTAGAATAGGGAGCTAAACCATTGCCGAAACCACGCTCATCAAAGGAATACCCATAATCAAAGGTTCCACCTAATTCATCTTGATTTTGATGCAACTCTGAATAAGTACGCACTAAATCTTTAATATTCTTTGGGAGAATCAACCCTGTTTTCTTCTTTTGTCGCTTGTTCATTCTTACTGCTCCAACAAATGAGGTGTTTCATAGATATTGCCAACTACGGCGAAAGGATACGCAATTTCACTAGTTAGTTCAGCTAAAGGAACATTATCGTGGTACTTCTTAGATTTAAACATAAACATAGCTACTTGCTCATTCCAGTAAACTTTAACATAAAGCACTTCTTCATCGGTCTCAACTGCTAGAATGTCACCATCAAAAACTTCTTTATTGTTTTTGTCAAACAAACCTGTTGACTGACCTATGGTTTCTGAGTTCACTGGACACCAAGAACCGATAGTAATATACTGCTCATTAGACTCGATAACTTGGTTGATAATAAAGGACTCTCCACCATCTTCTATCAAATACCCATATTTCCAGTTCCCTACATCTTCATTGTTGTCATCAATGGATAAACCTCTGTATTTTCGTATCATTCTTCTTCCTCATCATAAAATTCAATCTTCGCAAAGTTCTTTGGGTTTATTGTAATAATAGCTTCGGTTGGCTCTATTTGTTGTAAAGTCAAGAACTCAATGTTTCCATGTTCCATGTACCCAAACAACTCAGAGATACGCTTGCAACTTTCTTTTACCTTAATTTCTTCCTCAAAATAAGGATTTTTCAAAACCAACCTAGCCATGTTTTACCTCATCTACTTTCTGTTTTGCTTTCTCAATCCGCTCTTTAGCAATCTCAAAATATTGCTTAGTCAATTCCATCCCAATAAAGTTACGATTAGTATTCACACAAGCAACTCCTGTTGAGCCACTTCCCATGCAATTATCTAACACTAAGTCACCTTCGTTAGTGTAAGTTCGAATTAACCACTCCAACAAAGCTACTGGTTTTTGAGTTGGATGATAGTTTTCTTTCTGTTGATCCTTTGCAAAAACTTGAACGCTCAGTGGATACCGCTCGGTAGAGTCATAACCCGTGGAAGACTCACCATAAAAGTTGTAATTCGAGTCTTTATTATCAACCTTAAGCTTTTGTCTTTCAATAGACTTTGCTCTACTCTCTTTACTTGCGACCTTACGAGTATGACCTTGAGTCTTCTGTGGGTTATAAGTTGGTAGTTTCTTGTAGAAAACCAAAAGGTTCTCATGCGCCTTCATGGGCATCTTTTTAGCATTTAGAAATCCTGTTGGGGCAGTCTTTTGCCAAATGATCTCATACCTCAAATGTTTGAGGTTGGAAACCCCTAAAACTTTGTCAAACGGAGTTTGAGCAAATAAAAGAATAGCTCCACGGTCTTTAATAATACGGTTGTATTGTTCCCAAAGGGAATCCAAATCAAGTACGCTATCCCACTTGTTTCTTGTTGTTCCGTAAGGTAAGTCACACAATATTAAATCAATGCTCTTATCCTCAATAGACTTCATTAACTCTAAGCAATCTCCTTTGCGTAAGTCCAATTTACTAATCATCACCTAAAACACTCAAAGGAACCAATGTACCTTCAATCCTTTCTTTTGCGAGTTTAAAGTAGTCCTCATTGAGTTCCATACCAATAAAACTTCTACCTAATTGCTTACATGCAACTCCCGTAGAGCCTGAACCCATACAATTATCAAGTACCAAAGCACCTTTACTAGTGTAAGTCTTGATTAAGTATTCTAGTAAAGCTACTGGTTTTTGTGTAGGATGTAACTTCTTACTGTCAGGTTTGAAATCAATCAAAGCTTTAGGATACCGCTTGCCTGTGTTAACTGTTGTTACAGACTCAATCTTAGACCGAACCGTAGAGTTATTCTTATCCTGTTTCTGCTTCCCTGATTTACTTACATAAGGAGTACCCTCAGTCATAATAGGGTTGTACTCCATATTATTCCCTTTCTTACTGTAACTTGCAGCACAATTACTAAAAACCATAATATCTTCATAATTTTTACTTGGTTGGTACTTTACATTTAAAAAGTTAGCACCTCTAGGTTTTACCCATTTCCAATCATACTTATACATAGCTAAGTTACTGCAGCGAACAATACTTGAAAACGGTTCACTACCAAATAAAACTACAGTTCCCGTCGGTTTTAATATTCGATTATATTGCTCCCAAAGTTTATCCATAGGAATAACAGAATCCCAACTGCAAGCAGAGGTACCGTAAGGCAAGTCGCACAAGATTAAATCTACACTATGTTCTTCAACAGTAGGCATTAAGTCTAAACAATCACCGTGTTCTAATCGCAAAATAAAACTCCATTTCTGTCAAAATTATAACTTAATTTTAACACAAAAACCCTTGAAAGTCAAAGGTTTATGCACTTAATTCTACAAGAAATTGTGAGCTGATGTAATCAACAAAAGCACTATCCGTACCGAAATCTCCGATTTCATAGCACAATTTCAACCTACTTAGAACTTTGTCTAATTCTTCTAAAGTTGGAAACCACAAGAAACAGTTTAAATCGTAGTGATTAAACAACAAATTAACAAACAAAGTAGCAGTTCTTTTGTTACAATCGTGGAAAAACTGTCTGCGCATGAGGTAAACGTAAAACATCAAAATTTGTTCCACTTTAACGTAACGGTCAATATAATCAGAACTCAAAGTCTCTTTTAACAAGTTGAAAGTTCTATTGAACTCAGCTTGCGCTTCTTTTCGGGATACCGAAGGTGGTTGATAAGTTGTACCACTTATGTTTACTGGGAAATCCTCAGAACGGAAATGACCTTCTAGTTGAGGTTTGTCAGTAACTCCGTTTGAAATCAATTCATGTAAGTCCTCAATAGCAGTTATGCTCACATCAGAAGAACTAAAGAGATGTACAAAAACCCACGCTTCATAAAGGTTTAGAAGTTCTTTTCGGGTTTTGTAACCAAAAGGAAATGGCTCAAAATGAGTATTTACACATTGTTGGACTTCTTGCTTTGTTAAAACGTAATCTTCAAAGACAGTTGAATAAGCTACAACCTCCAATAAGTTGTGTCCTAAATAATCTTGGAACAAGGAAACCATAAATTACCTTTCTTTTACTTTAATCCGACAACTTTCTTAGCCAATTTATCTACAGTATGGTTGATTTTGAGTCCTCTATGTCCACGAACCCAAATAAAGTCAATTTCTTCAATACCGTTGTCTTTTGCTTTTTGCAGTAAATAAGCGTGATATTTTCCAACTAGTTTCTTCAAAGATATTCCCCAACAAGCTTGTTCATTGACCTTTACAGACTTAGGAGCCGTCCATCTAAAAATACCCTCATAGTCACAAACGACTGTTAATTTAGTTAGCTTGCGCTTTATTGCATCTTCAATCGCTAAACCAAACCCACAAACTTCTCCGGCTACATTACGAGACTGCGCAAATTGAGGTTTATTATTTGCGATTGCTTGAGCATCCAATAGAACTCCATTTTCATAGCAAGCAAATGCACCACCGTAAGTTTGAGTTTGTGTATTGAATGAACCATCAATCGAGTACAGAATACCATCGATACCCCAAAGAAGTGGATTAGAATCTTCTGCCATTCTAATTGTTCCTTTTATTCCACAATCTGAAACATAAGGAACAATCTCAGAAGTTTTATTTGTGGATAAAACAGGTTCCTCACCTCTTAGATAAGCTTCTGCTTGTTCTCTTGTAGGAAAACTTTTAAACTCAACACCTTTAGCGCCTTTCACGACTCTCTCACAGTCTGACCAATTTTCAAAGATTTGATTAGTGTTTCGGACTGCGTAATATTTCTTCTTTTTCGCCATATATCAACCTTTCAACGATATTCTTAGAGAAATTAGAGAACCTATTACAGTTAAAATAAGAGCTAAACTCTCTAAATAATAAGTTAAACCAACTGCAGTAACTACAGTTAAACTCAAACAAGACAAACCAACAAAAAGTAGACTGAAAATTAAAGACCTAGTTGCTTGAATATCACTAAACCTTAAATAATATTGTAATTCTGGTGTTTTCTTTAAAGTAAACAAAAAGAAAACCCAAGAAAACCAAAATAAACCTAAAACAATCAATGGATACCTCTTAATCTGAATCCCAATGCGCTCTAATATATCTCCAAATAACACAGAAAGCTAAAGTGGAAATGAGTGCGTAAATATAACCTATTGCGTCAGACCATTTAGAAGATAAAGACGAAATCACACCTAAACCAATAACTAACCCAACTCCTACTTCCATTGTGAAATTTGAAATAGCGTTCAAATCACTATCTTTAAGTTTCACACTACTACGGAAAGAAGGATCAAAGAATGGAAGGTAAAAGTAAAGCACGTGGAAAACCCACAAACTAGCAAAACCAATAAGTAAACCTAAGTTGAAAATATTATTTAACTCTGGGTTAAAATTCATGTAAGACCTCGTTCTAAATCAACTCAATAGAAATAACTACAAAATTTGGTTGTAGACCTTCAAAATCTCTAAGAATATAAGTTATTTTAGCGTAAACAGAACGACCTGTATAAGAACCATCTACATATTCCATTAACTTTAAAATATCCCCAACTTGGAAATTTCTATCATTGTAGCGAACTTCAAAAGTCTTTTCTTTAGAGACAACTTTCTCAAAGTAATTAGGGGTAATTTTTAACCCGTGTACCATAACCGAAATACCTACTTTCTATTCTAAACAAAGAAATAAGCTGCTTTACCAAAATTCTTCTTAAAGTCTTTAAATCCAAAAGTACGATAACTCCTAGACCACATCTCAGCTATATCAAGCAAAATCAGCAATGTGGATACCCAAATGTGGAAGCTAGAAACCTCAGAACCATAATGCAATTCGTGAATTACAACAAAATAAAAGACAGATAAAATCGTTTTTAAAACAAAACGAACTCTACTGTAATAACGAAAATACCCTTTAGTATCTGTCCAAATCATCAATGCCCAACATACAAAATAAAAGAAAGCGACAACTGTTAAATGAACCGCTCTCACTAATAAAATCCAAGTAAGCATTAAATCTCCCTTTCTAAAAACTTAACAGAATCTTTAAACTCCTTTGGAAAAACCTTAGAAACGTATAGATTAAAAAGGTTCATAAAGTTAATCTCAACTTCCCCATAAAAGTCTCGTCGAACATCATCACCAAATAGTATGTATGAGAAGGAAACAAAGAATACACTAGAACCTAAAATTATTAAAAGTACCAACCCAAGCATTAAAAAGTTATAGGCAAATGAAACCTCTATAAATAAAGAGCTTGATTTAACTAAGATAGTTAAAATAAAGTAAGAAAGTAAAGCAACTAAAAAGGAACCTACTAAAGAACTCTTGAAAGCGTTAAACCTATGTTTTAAATATTCTCTGGACAATTTAATCACCCCAATCATAAGGTTCTGCGGTATCAAAGTCTGCAATCAGTTGAGGATACCCTATTTCAGTTTGTACAACTCCATTTACAAATCCGAACAAGTTTAGACGACCATCCTCAGAATCGTCAAATCCTGAAATCTTTACTTCTACAGAACTTGTTGGTGGAAATTGCGACAAGTATGCAATCAATTCTGAAACGTTCATTTATTCTCCTCTCTCAATACAAACCAACCATACAAACAAACCAAATAGAACCATAGCAACCCATCAAAAGTGTAGAGTAACTTAGATTCTGAGATTCCTAACTTTTTCACTACACAAAACAATGCAACTAAGTTGAGTGTGTAAAGAACAGTAACAAGAATAGCGTTAAAAACATCTCTCGAAGACACCTTAAATGTAGTTTGCAAATACGGACTTGCATAAACTATACCTAAAACAAATAAGTTTGTTAAGTACAAAACAACAAGACCCTCAGACAAAACTTGAATCATGTTACCGCACCTTCTTAACTAACCAACCATCCAACAAAATCATAAATAGAAACATAGTTCCATTCAAGATAAGAAAGAAAACTAAGTTTGATACACCGATTTGACTTACAAATAAAATGATAAAAGTAAGTAACACCGTATAAAGAACAAAAGTAAGTAACCAAAGTGAAACTGAACGCACACTCAAACCTAACTCATGCAAAACATCTCTCCGAACAAGTAAACTGAGAGCTAGAGCAAAACCATGCGCGCAATAGACAAGACCAACTAAATATTGAATAAAAGCTAGAAACATCAAAGTACCTCTTTCTCCATATCAATCAGCAAAGTTAAGTATTTATCAATAATAGCAATACACTCTTTGAAAATACGCTCATTATCTAAACTCATTGTTAAAGTTTGAGCCGTTCTGAGGATACCCAACTGCTCCTCAGACAAGTCTGCGAAGTTCTTAGTGTTAACTTCTGGAACTAACTCCAAATATTCAGAGACAGTCAAGTTAGGTGCGCAGAGAGCGAGGTATTTATAAGACTGTTTAGCCTTTTTCAACCAACGTTTGGCTTTCTCCAAATCTTGGATACCGCCTTTATGTTTATAGCGAATCACATATTCAACTACAGTACCAATCGTGTGAGGTAATAAAGAGAAAGTTGTAAAATCCCAAGCTTCAACCTTATTCTCATTGTATCGACTTGGGTGTTTCAAAATCTCATTCTCAACATATTTCTTAGTCATCTATTATCTAAACCACCTATCTAAATTTCTTTCAGTATATCACAAAAACCCTTGAAAGTCAAGGAGTTCGCTGATTTAACAATAAAATCACTACAGAGAAAAGGTTTCAATTAAGAACATGCTGAGAACCAAACCTCATAATCATACCCTCACATAATGTTCTACCGTAAAATCAAACTTATTCTGTTTATCTTTCTCATAATCTTCACTACTCACTAGAGAAAACTTAGAAAAATCAAAGTTTTTAGGGAAGTAAGTGTCTCCTTCAACCTTAGCTTGAACTTGTGTGACAACTAGTTTATCAACATAAAGTTCAAAGAGTTTATAGATTTGACTACCTCCTACGATATAGAGAGTTTTGTCTTGATTTTCGTACCAATCCAAGACATCTTCTACACTTGTTACAACAGTTGCACCTTCTACTTGGTAATCAAACTGACTTGTTAAAATCAATGTTTATCGGTTAGGAAGCAAGCGCTTATTCATACCCTCAAAGGTAACGCGACCCATCAAAATAACTTGATTTAACGTTGTTTCTTTGAAATGCTTAAGGTCTTTTGGTAGGTGCCAAGGGAGGTGGTTATTTTTACCTATGATACCACACTAGTCTTGCACCCAAATTGCTATAATTTTCTTTGTCATAAATCTCCTTAAATTAAAACCCTCTAAAACACCCTCTGTCCCGTTTTAACTTTAAACCTTATAAGTTATCGAAACTGGATTTAAAATTAAAACTGGGGCAAACTGAGAGGTTTTAGAGGTACTTCGTCCCTAGTTAATTAAGAGAGCAATCTAGTATCATTGTTGATAAGCTGCTAAAAGTGCTTCGTAACTCAAATAAAGTACGTTATCATAAATATAAAACTCAGCAAGAACCTCATGTTCTACGCTCTTATATAAACTATCGAAGAAAGAATTTGCAGCCACTTGATTATCTACATAAACTTGAGAAAGAACGTAATGCTCAGTCCCGTAAAGATATAGAGGTTCACCGTTCCAAGTCTCTTCAATGTTTAAATCTTCACGTCGTAAAAAGATTAGTTTAACATCAAACAAAGTCTTATCACTAGATTTAACTGAGAGTTGATCCAGAATACTGTGTGAGAAATAATAAACTTGATTATTATCACCCAACCCACCAACATCAGTTCGAAGTAAAGTTAAACCTTCAATCCCAAGAGTATAGGCAACTGCTTCAGATAAAGCTTGTGAAATGACAAAATTATTTGCATTTGTTCGGTTTGTTTCTAACATGTATTGCACCTCAAAATTTTCTTGTATTTAGTATATCAAAAGAAGTCTTGTTTGTCAAGTAAAACCTCAACAATCAAGACTTCTTCCTCTTTTAATCTTCTACTTTGTAAATAAAGTAAGCATTGATGTAGCCTTGTTCCCCTTCAAAGCGATTAGGTGTGTAAACTACAGACAAGCTCGACAAATCTGGAACACCACCCCTATCTTGAACATCTTGTAATGCTTCGTCTAGGTACTCTGCCAAGCGGTCAGAAGATTTAGCTGAGATATGTTTTGTTCTGTACTTCAAATTAAACCACCTCTACTACTTTACTTCTTCCCCTAAGTTCAACTCAGATTTAAATCTTTATAACCTGCTAGAGTTCTTAAGTTGTTTACACACAAGAAAAATAACTCAGGTTCCTTTTCTCTGTCAATACCCCAAAAGGTGATTAACTCAGGAATGAGGAAAGAATCTTTCCCTCGAACATGGCGCTCCAAAATGCGTTCAACGATACCCCAATTAGGTAAGTCGAGCTTTTCTAAACCACTTTCTAAATCAGAGAAGAGTTCTGCAATTTCTCTACGAGTAAGGTTGCGAGTAACCTCTTTAAGTTGAAGCCATCGGAACAAATCGTGTTCTAAACTCACTACACTCAAAAGACTTGCCTCCTCATACGAAATCTTCAAACTACCTGTAAAGGAGCGACTTGGTAAGTTATTTGCATCTAAAACATCACCTAACGATAAAGCACGTTCATAAAAGAAAGTTGACCGTCTCTCTAAATAATACCTAAAGTGATAGACGGCATCAATCCAATGACTCTTGTTTAAAAGAGCTAACGCAATTTCGATACCCATTAAGGTATACAAAGTGTAATCTACATAAGGTATGTCTCCAATAAGGTTATGTACGAGCGAGCCACAAATTACCAGCAATGCTAAAACTATAAGAGCTTGTAAGTCTAATAAACGAGCCACAAATCTACACATTTCAACAAACGGTGAAAGGAAATAACGTAAAGCATTTAAAGTACAAAACAAGACAGTTTGAGTTGTATTTAAAGCTTTAACTTTCGTTTTGTAAACATTAGCTAAATTAAACCTTGAAGTACCATCTGGTACATAGAACTTAAGGTGGTTCTTAGAGTCTCCGTTTGGTAAGTCAAAGGAAACAACGGAACCAAAGATACCGAACGAACTATAGTTTGAAGCGTAATAATAACGGTCTTCGTAATCTAAAAAGTAAGTAGGTAAAACTACTTTAGGGAAGAAAACGTCACTTTGAGGTTTAGCTCCTCTGCAATAACGATCCTTTAAAGAAACTTCAGTCGAAACTCGACTTAATGTGTACTGTTGTGAATTATCCATGATAATTCCTCCTTAATTTAAAAATGTTATTTTTAAACTAAGGTTTAGTGTAAATAGAATAAAATAGAATAGAATAAACCAAACTTAGTTTAGGTAGACCTACAACCTCATAGGTTATAGACCTAGTAAACCAAATTTACCAAAACACCCTCAACCAAAAGTTGAGGATGCTTATCGAGGGAAATATAAACCGAATGGAATGATATTCCCCAATGCTCATTAGAACCATTACTCATTATAATTAGTTTAGCACAAATCTAAATCGTTGTCAAGAGAAAACTATCTAAGTTCTCTCACTTCAAGCACCAAATTCCGATTCCAATCGAAAATTCTCTGTGCTTGTCCTTCTGCGCTTGCTTTCATTTTCCAAAAGCGAATAGAGTGCAAATCACATGTGAACTCAATATCATATTGTTTTGTTTTACGATTGAAAGCTACATAAGACACATATAAATCATTACTTGGATTATATAAAGCGAAATTGTGCATAGGGATACCCTCCGAATTTTTAATTAGCACCAAAACGAAAAACATGATTTTCGTAGGTTTGAAGTTCTAATCTATCGTTGTAGTTATCTTTCAAGATATAACCGTCAAAGTTAATAGCTTTATCCAAAAACTCTTTCAATTCAGACTTCTTCTTCACATAGATTGTGTATCTAGGAGAAATAGCAAAACCGACTCCTATTTGCCCAGTAATTGCGAACTTACGACCGTCATCCAAAATCACAAATTGGACGAAATCATAACCATAAGAAGTTTCAAAACGAAATTGAATGTTGTTCATATATTTACCTACTTTCTAAGACTTAATCCCAAGGCATTGTTGAATTGAAAGCTCTCAGTTCATCATAAAAGCGAGAACCGTCAACTTCCTGAAACCCATAGTTGAGTAAGTCATTTACGACCCACTTCAAGTCAGACTTCTTAGCTACTCCAATCTCAGACAAAGGTGACAAAGGAGCGCCCATACCGTAAGTGCTACCTGTAATTACCAATTTGCGACCGTCTGGGAGAATGACCGCTTGGATGTAATCATCTTTATACTTTAATCTAATTCCTCTTGTTGTCATTTGTTTTCCTACTTTCTAATCTTCAAATAATTCAGCATAACCCAATAAAATTTCCCAATTAGGAACAACATGCATAGGTTGATACCCCTCAATCTCTACAAGCCTATTTTGAGCATAAACTAAGTCACTCGCACGTTTTAACTCCACTTCAGCAACTGTAGCTATAGGACAACCTTCCAAAGTGTTCCCATAAACCAAAACTTTCTCACCACTTGGTAAAATCACTGGTTGAATATAGTCATAACCACAATCTCTCTTTTTATATAGGAGACGAACCCCTCTTGAACCTTTAAACATTAGAAACCACCATTCTATCTAGTTTTCCCAATAAACAAAACTTCTCAAATTAAGATACAACGCATCTCTAAAAGCCACTACGCGGCTTTGACTTGAGATACCGAGAATTAAATCGACCAAACTTGTTTTGACTCCGCTCAAAGGTATATCTACTTTTCGGCTCGTTTTAGTTTTGTCTACATAGTACAGATGCACCCAAGGAGCATTTTCTTTAATGTAAACTTGAATTACAAAAGATTGAAGTGCTAAAGTATCGAATGTAATCAAATCTATATACAAAGTATTTTCACTCTGTGAAGTACGATACGTTAAACCCAATCGAGCTGAACCTTTTACATTCCTTAGAATATCATCAGGTAAACCATGTTTCGCCATAGATTGACAAACCGTAACCAATTCTTCTAACAGAGCTTGTCTTTCTTTATTTTTAAATAATTGTTCCATGCTAAATACCTTTCTAACAATAATCTTGAACTGCCGTCATCCCCAACCAATACGCTAAAACTTGGTCTTTCTTACGAATGTAAGGAACCAACTGTTTTGTGAACATAGTTGGGTTTTGTTGTAAATCAGCCCAATCACAACGCAAACTAAGAGACTTGCCAAACCAAATTTCCCCAGTTTCCTTAAACGGACGACTTGCAAGCTCTACTACTTGTCTGCTACCGCCAAACTTATCAATCTTGATGTTGTGGTAGTCAATACCGTTAGTGTCTTGCAAGGTAAAGGAAATTGTTCCTTTAGAACAACCGACCCAAATGAGGTATTCTCCTCCGCGCGGAGAGGGGATACCGGTGGGAAATTTACCCATAGGATAAGAAGACTGACCATCTAAATATTTCAATAAGAAATTTAGCTTTTCTACTACCAACTATTCGAGTTGGTCTCTTTTTAGTCCTTTGTATTTGCTCATAATGTACCTACTCCCTACCTACTGTTGCTACAAAAAACTCTTCGCTCCACATAAATTGGTTCAATCCTAAATTGAAACGTGCAACTTGTTCAAGGGTCGGTATATGATTTACCAACTCTGCTAGTATTTGAGCAAGTTGGGAAGAAGTCAATTCAGAAACGAAAATTTCGGTAGATACTCCCCCTGTACATTTACCTTTAACTTGAGTATTAAACCCTTTAAAGAATAATCTACCTTCTGCTCGATTTACACGAATTTCAAGCTCATGAATTAAGTCTGATTTAACCTTCGTTTCTGAATTGTATTTCAACAACTGCAAGTGGAGGTGTTGTTTTGATAGTTCAACAGAACAACTGTACTTAAAAGAAACTTCAACGACCTTTTGGCAAGACTCAAAGTCTTTATCAGCAAATAACAACTCACAAGCATTCATCAAATACCGCCAAAGCACTTCTCTTTGAGGATGTTTAATTTTATTCATATCGTATTTCCTCAACTATATCAAAACCTAAACCTGAGTAACGTACACCTAAGTTTAAACACTCTACTTGTTTAAGTGTAGCTACATTTTCAACCAGAGAAGTTAAAATATGGTTTAAATCATAATCAAGTAAGTTGGGGAGATAATACTCACTTGAAACACGATTTCGTTTTCCCGTTTTAGGATTACATGAAACACTTTCAAAAGCACCTCTATCCAATTCTTTGTCGAAATAAATCAGTATTTCATGAATCAAGTCGGTGTCTAAGTTTGTCTCAATCGTGTTTTTCAAAAGTCTCAATCTAAACACAGAATCTTTTAGTAGAATTTGAGTTTTGTACCGTGGTGAGACTTGGGATACCAAACTTGTAGGTTGAATTTCAGCACCACCTACAAGTAGCTTAAATCCTTGATATAAATAGTACCAAAGTTCTGTTGTCTGTTTGTTTGCTAGTCTTATCATATTACTTATACCTCTTCCCTTTTAACAATACTCTTGAACAAGCCTTAAACCTAATACGAAAGCCAAAACTTGGTTTTTCTTTCTAACCCTAGACACTAACTTTTCAAGGAATAAGGTCGAGTTAGTCTCTAAATCCTTTACATCACATTGCAATTTACACGTTTTATCAAACCAAGGAGAACCAACATCTTTGTAGGGAATACTTCTAAGTAATACTACATTTGGATTAGTATTAAGCTTTTGTAGCTCGAACTTATGGAAGAAAAACCCAGCCGTGTCTTGTAAATCAAAAGAAATCTCTCCTTTTGTACATTGAACATTGACTAAATAATCCTCTCCAATTCTTGAAGGAACACCTGTAAAAAACCTACCTACAGGGTAAGATGACTGACCGTCCAAATATTTTAAGAACCTAGTTAATTGATTTATCAACAAGGTTTCTAATTGACTTCTTGTTAAATCCCTATAACCACTCACAATATCACCTTTTTAAACCTTCTATATAAACCCATCCAAAGCACTCAAGAAACAAGCTACTTGAAAATCTGTAGAAATTGACTCAACCAAAAGTTCAAAACCACGTGTAAATTGTGGAGTCCCTTTTGCAGCGTATTGTACAATATGCTCTAAAGTTTTAAGTGGTAAAGAACTAAAAGTTCCGTAGGTACTACCTGAGAAGAAAACATCTAAATCATCAGATACCGAAATATGCAACTCGTGAACCCTCTTGCCTGACCGCTTACTCTCCAACGAAAGATAAATCAAGTCTTTTGCTAACTCTACATAGACCACATATCTATCAGAAACTTCAATCGTCTCACCATTTACATCATCTGCTAAACCAATAACCTTATCAAAGGTTTTCTCCAATACTTGTTGGAGTTGTTGTCTTTTATTTTTCATTTCACACACCTTTAACCTAGACTAGCTAATCTTTTTAAGAAACAATCTACTTGAAAATCTGTAGGAACAGTCTGAGATAACTGTTTGAAGTTTGTATCAAATTCACTAGAGCCTTTCTCAGAGGTAAAAGCATGAAACTCAGAAACTATACTTGCATATTCAGATTTACCATCATAGAAATATCCCTCAAATAAAACATCATCTGAGGTATACACTTCATCATCGTCAGTAAAAGTCTCAATAGACAAAGCGTGTACTTTATACCCTGACTTAGTGTTTGTTAAAGCTACAAAAACTACTTTATCCGTTACATTTGCAATAATAGAATATGTAGCTGAAACTTCAACAGAACCTAAACTCGAAGTTCCTGCAACATTGTTATAAGTATAAAATAAGTTCTTTAATTTCTCTTGAAGTTGTTCTCTTTTACTCATTTGAACCACCACTTTCACTTTCTAAAGCTAATTTAATCTGCTCCGCAATTCTTGATACTAATGGTACTGTTATGCTATTTCCTGCTTGTTTGTATAAGTGGCTATTTGCCATTTTCTCCGGGAATTGATACGAACGAGGAAAACCTTGAGTGTTGAAACACTCCCTTGGAGTCATTTTCCGAATTTCATCACTTTCGGTCAAAATCAGAGGTACATTGTTTCCACCTGTACCCATAGAAGCTAACAAAGTAGGTACGACACCGCTTTTATTTTCTCTTACAATAGTTCCTCTACGATATTCGTAAATGCTACCTACAGACACAATGTTATCTCTTAACAAAGGATAATAATGCTTATCTTCTCTGTAATAATACTGCTCTTCTACTTTTGTTTTGAAGTCAATCACATCAAAGACAGTCTTTGTAAGTTCAACCTTATCTGGGAACTGAAAACGCTCAGATACCGCTTTATCTTTAAACCCTACAATGTAAATGCGCTCTCTACCTTGTGGAATATTGCCATATTCGGCAGCGTTCATCACTTGGTAAGTCACATAATAACCTAAGTCTTCTAAAGTCTTTAAAATCACCCTCAGAGTGTTCCCTTTATCATGACGAACCAAGTTCTTTACATTTTCTAAGAAAATAGCAGGAGGTTGTTTCTCTTCTATGATGCGAGCGAGTTCAAAGAATAATGTACCTCGACCTTTTCATCGTGGAAACCTTGTTGATAACCTTCTGTTGAAAATGCTTGGCAAGGAAACCCTCCAACAATAATATCCGTTGATGGAACCTCAGAAGCTTGAACTTCTCGAATGTCTCTCCCGTCTAATTGAACATGAGGGAAGTTTAAAGCAAAAGTCTCTCTTGCTTTTTCATCAAATTCATTTGCGTAAATTGTTCGAAAACCTTGGCTTTCAAACCCTAAATCGATACCACCTACTCCTGCGAAGAAGGAAGCGCAAGTTAATTCTGCTGAGTACATAAACTCCCTTTCAATAATTTAACTCTAAAGTATAACTCTGTACCTAACCACTGAACCGTTCCAACAATAGCTCCGACTGCGAAAATAGACTCAAAGCTGAGTTGTAGTTGATGTAAGAACAACCATAATAACACAGGAGTCAATATAGCGGTCGGCACTGCGTAAATCATTTGAGCAACACCATTCAAATCGTGTCGGTATGAGCGACTAATTGCTAGCCACATATAATACCTTAGTTTAGTGACAATCTCAATAGGTAACAATAACCAAATAATTGGCGAGATAATTCCTTTATAAATGGACTCTGGTAACCAAGATAAACCGAAATAAGCAATTAGATAAATAAGACCTATCGAAAGAATTGCTCCGATAGTGGCTTTCCAAAATACAAATTTATTGTCTTTGTACGGGATCGATTCATTTAAACCAACATTTCGAGAAACGTGACTATTTAGTAAGCCTGCCATTGAATCTACCCAACCTTCTGGTAACATCATTAGGTTTGAAATCCAGTATTTAATTGCTGCATAAATTGGGTTGATTGTGATTGTAAGACCTACCCCAATAATAGCGGATACCCTTGGAGCAAGACGTCTAACTAATTCCCACTTAACTATTTTCCAATAAGTTTTAATTTCTTTCCAAGAAAACTCAAATCCTTTTGAAAAGAATTTAGGTATTGGTCTCTTCCATAAGAACCAATAAAGAGGTATAGCATTGGTTATCATATTTACCACCAATGCAGTATTTACACCTAAATGCAAAATATGAGTTGTGAAGAAAATACCAATTAACATAGACCAAGCAATACTATGGTCTAATACTGTAGCTTCTTTACTTCTACCCCTTGTTCTCAGATATGACGGAATAAATACTGCCCAAGGTGCTGCAATTAAAATAGACAGAATTGAAAGTTGGAAATAAGGTATATAGAAAGGTAGGTCAGTTGGAGATACCCCTAATATGAGCAATAATTTCGGTAGAAACATGAAACTACCCACTGCAGACGGTAAGAGCATCAGATAAAATAAGTAGATATGATTTTTAACTACCTTAGACTCTAAACCTAAACCGTATTTTTCTATCAACTTAGGTAAAGTTGCAGTCATAGAAGTACGAGCAGTATAGTAAGTTGACGACAATATAACCCAAAAGGCATCGTTTACTCCAAAGAGAACAGTTATTCTTTCTACTAAACTTTTATCAGCTAACAAACTAAAACACAGAACCCAACCAATTTCAATCGCATTATCTGCCAGAGAACCAATGAACGCGTGATAAAGCATCTGTGTCAACTTTTGACGAGTCCAAGGTTTATTTGTTGACATTGGATACCCCACCTAAATCTTTACTTTGTGCAAGTACAGAGTTTTTAAGTCTGTAGACTTGGGTCGCACACTCAACTAAATCTTCCTTAGTTGAAAAATTATCAGATAGTAATTTTAAGTAAAGACTCTTTACAGGGAAAGTATCATCCCATTTAAGTACATCAACTATCGAGTAGAAGTTCAAATTTACAAATAACTTAGACCCATCACTAACTGATATTTCAATACCGCAATTTGAATTAGTTAAAGCCTTTACTTCAAGTTCAAAACCAAACTCACTAGAAAGTGTACCTAATTTATATTTTCTTTTTAGCTTGTTATCAAAAATCATCTTTACAATCTCTTTTGTAAGAGAGACATTTGGTTTAGAACCTGACTTTAAACCATAGCTCGTATAAGGATTAACAAAAGTACCCTTGGGAGAAATATAATCAATATCTATAATAAAGTTTCCCCCAAAGATTGAATTTCCTATTGGGTAGCAAAGTGCGGTATAGTTATCTTCTTGAGGACTTCCTATCTCTAATAGATAAGGTACTTTAAAACCAAAATCGTTTTTGTAAGTGGACAGTTTAATTAAGTTGTTTGTTGGCATTAGATACCCCTATCACTTGCGAATGCAAGTTTATCAATAACATTTGACATGACTTCAAAATTATCTTCTGTGAGAAGAGACTGCAACTCACTCTCAGTCAATTTATTTATTGCAATGATAATACTTCTACTACCAAATTTTGATTGAAGTCTTTCTACAGTAAGCATATTACCGTATTTCAACACAACCTTTAGTTTCTCAACAGAAATTTGAGAAATTTCATCTGGAGTGATAATAGTTAAACCTTGAGTTAATTTTGAGATTGAAACACTACTTACCATCTCAACTAAATCAGCAACTTGTAACTCCTTAAAAGCAGTTAATACATTCCCCAAAGGAACTTTTGATAACAAACTAGGTAGTGATTGACCTGTTTGCTTTTCTACCTCATTTACTTTGTTGAATAGTTGTAAATCGAACATATAATACCCACTTCCCCTAATCTCTATTACCGTCTATTATTATTTGGAGAATTACACACAAAACAATTAACAAGAACAGACCGACATACTCTATCGGAATCTCCGTAACTTCTAAGAATACTGGAACTCTCATACTAATCCTCACTTCTAGTTAAATTTCGCAAACCTTTGAAATAACCCAAAACTTCATTTAGTTTATCAACATACGGTTGGTCTAACTCTTGAACTTCTGGAGTTAAATAATCAAAAGGTTTCATTGATGGGTGAAGTTTTGAACTGTCTTTATAATAAATAACAACAGACCAAGCATCATGAACCATCTCCCTAGTAAACTTAATGTCATAAGATAATGCGGTCAAAACTAAGTGAGAGTAAAAATTTACAAAATCTTGCGATAAAGAAGAATTCTCAGTTCTAAACGCTGAATCAACTTTTTCTATAACTTTATGTACATAAGTGTCACCCAAGTTAGGTGCTTTCTCTAAAAGAACACCTGAGAAAGCTAAATATTCACTCAGATAATAAGGTCTATCAAAAATAGTTACTTTAATATCTGTTCTATCTTTATAGAGAGCTAAAGTTTTATCGTAATAACCTCTTAAGTTATGCCAATAATATTCATTATTACCTCGACGCTGACTACGCTCTCTATAGATAGACTCATAGTCTCCAACATCGACAACGACAACTTCTACTGGATACCCTTTATTGACTAGGTAGTTTAGACAGTCTTGTTGCATCCAACCTGTCACAACATCGTACTTACCTGAGTCAATAACTTTGCACCAGTCTTCCATATATCGTTCAAACCAACCTTCATTGATTTTACGATTTGGTAGACCTTTGAACTCTTCATTGGACAGATGTTCAAACCCTGTTTTATCATACTTATAATCTAAAGTATGTTTATCGAAATCATAAACGTTTGAGTAAGTCTTATCAAAGTGTGTTTTACCAACACACCCTACAGTTAAAATAAGTCTTGTTTTCATAAATGTCACCACTGAATTTTCTCAGACCTTAATTGGGAATAAAGAGTAGGTGTAAAGTATTTACTTAATCTCTCACACAAAGAAACCAACTCTTTTTCACTGCTATAATCTTTCAATAAAATAGAATAAATAATACTTATAGCATCTTTTAATGTTTCAGAAATAGTATTATCTAAACCTAATGTTTCATAACCTAATTGGTCTATCCCATTATAAGTTAAATTAAGGTAGGCATAGAACTTATTATCAGCAAACAGTTTATAAGTTAATCTACCTTGCTCAAAACTGTCTAATTCTAAAGTAATCTTATAAAGATTTGACAATGTACCTTTAGGGTAGACAATCATCGATTTATTAGCTAACACTAAGTCTGCTAACAGAATAACTAGGCTAGTTTCTTTCCTAGAACCACTGTTAATACCCAATTTATAGTATATATCAGAAGTTAAAAGAAGACCTAACTCATCTGTTACAGTAAGAGATAACAACTTAGTGTTTTGTGTTACCGGATTTAATTGAAACACATAATACATTGGAACAGAGTCGCTATAATTACCAATTTCAATTAAAGTAGGTACTCTCTTAAAACCTACTAAACGCTTACGAATCTTTACAATATCGGTTTTTACCATAAATATACCCCTTATTCTAAAACCATATCAAACTTAAACCCATGAAACTTAGTCAACATAACCGAAATCAAAGCACCTAATTCCATCTCTAATTGAGATAAAGGTATTGAAACCCTCTCCTCAATCGAAACTGGAAGCTCATCAAATGGCAGATACCCTCTCATCGTCTTATAAGGAACTAACTCGAAACCCTGAGTTTGACATTTGAAAAACTGAACCACACGTACAGAAGTAATCTTCTTCTCTGTGAACTTTACCTCCACATAAAAGTTTTCTGCACTTTTAACAACAACTTGGCTCTTACCTACAAAATTTACCTCTACAACATTAAGTAGAGGAACCAAGCGCAAGAGAAGTTCCTCAGTTAGAGTCCACTTACCCTCACGGATAGAATGAGCAATTACAGAGTCTCTGTTGAAAATGTACGGGTTGTATGGAAAAGTAGTTCCGTCAGAGAAAGTTATTGTAGTTTCTGTTGTCTGTAAAACCATAGTAAAACCTTACTTCAAATCACCACTTTTGATAAATGTATCATTTTGAGCAACCAAACACAAAGCAGTGTAAAGATTTATAAAACGTTCTTTTGAAG